AAGTCACTAGTAGAACCAATATAATAGTTTGGAGTAGTTGCTGACCTAATAGCATAAATTTTACCATTTTTATAATCAGGCATTTTATGTTATTAGATATTAGACGATTGTATTTAAGTCCTTTTTTTTCCTTTTATCAATACATTCTGTCCTCCAGCGCACCCATATCACGCCGACCACCGCTCTGCCCCATACCTATTTTGCTCTTCAGCAGTTTAACGCCTGCGTCTTTAGCAAGGGGGAGAAGTTCTTTGGCGAGGGACTTGCCTGCGTCACCGAGCTTAGAGCCGATAGTCTTGAAAAAGTCGCCGACCTTAGACCCGCCAACCATACGGAGGGCATCGCTGTAGGGAATAGCCACGCCACGAGACGCTTCCAACACATCGCTCTTCGTGAGGACACCCAAGTAAGAAGACGACACACCACGCTCCAGCGAGAAGACACCGCTGTTTTGGACGATGGTGAGGAGTTGGAGATTAGCAATAGTAGAGGCAGAGGTATTTAAGGTTCGCACAGTAAATTGCAGTTGGAAGTTTCCAAGAGAACCAGGAGCATAGTAGTCGTCCTTCAGTTCAATATCCTTCCCAAACTCTAAGCAGAGTATGGAACCGCAAGTTTGGATAGTCGCCTGAGTAATATCGGTAGGTTGCACATTAGCCTGACCGCTCCACTCCACCCACGACATATTAATACCATTTTCCACCGACATACGCCACAAATCTTGCTGGGTCGCCGAAGCGAGAAGACCCGACGAGTTGTTCCAATTAATAGAAATACTTTGGATTGCTAAAAATGCGTCAGCGTCGGTGTTTAATCGGTTATCCACTTGCTTACCGACGGAAATATAGATTTTATCGGGGATTTGGTTCAGTTGCAGAGAGGAAGAAGTGATTGTTGAGGTAATACCAGTGGCTACCGAACCGACAGAAGAGACGAAGCGAGGAAGTTCATAATAAGGCACCACATTACGGGACGGCAATAAGTCGCTGGGGTGCGGTGTAAGAAACTGAAACAGAAGGGTAGGGTCTGAAGCTCCTTGAAAAGTGACGGTAGGCGCAACTGTATAACGACCAGCAACATTCGCGAAACGGATACAGGTGTTTAAACTTGACGACAAGTTATACACGGCGTTAAGGTTTTGGATACCATAGATACCCTGACCCTCATCACCCGCAAAGATAAACGGCGAAATCAACACGGGTTCAGTCACCAAAATAGAGACCGTGACGACAGCTGCAGCTCCTGCAGTGCCATAGTTAACACCTGTGGTCGCAGTAATCGTCGCAGGGAGGACACCACGAGGCGCCAAGTCGTTATCCATAGACATACGCTGGAACCCGCCGAAAGGGTTATTTAAAGCCCCCTTAGGAATGGTGGTGTAGTCACCATAACTATCAAACATCGTCGGGGTCATACCGTTGTAGCGGTGGAGGTAGCGTTTATCGTGGATACGGCACAAAGTCGCTAAAATATCCCGAGTGTTCTGCGAGATAGTGTTGTTGTTAATCGTCCATTGCGTTGAATTAACTAGCTGGTGGAAGGGGAACGGTCCAAAACCATCAACCCCACCATAGTTAAACAGCCACCCTGAACCAGGTCCCGTATATCCTGCTACAGCTGCAGGCGTCCCCGAAATAGTAAAATTTAAAGTCGTTCTAAGGAGCACTTGGCGGGAAACAACCGTCTCCTGCGAAGGCACTTGGATATTAAAGTTAATGTTAGAGGAGAAGGGTCCTGAACCGATAGCGGGATACTGTGCGCAAGTCATATTCGCCCCACCTTTAATTACTGCATAACGGACAGCGTCAGTCACCATCAAGCGGTCGTCCTTCACTAAAACCTTTTGGAAATCCTGAGACATCTTTATGCAATATCCAAAGATTTTATTTTTATAATTTATTTTTTATTAATTAATTAAATTAGGCTTAATTAATTAAATTGGCTACTCGTCGTAAATATTAGCGATGAATTCGTCTAAACGACGCCCCTTTGCCCTTTTGAGGGTTTCGGTCTTAAAACTTTTTAAATCCCCGCCGTATTTCTTAAAGTGCGTGAGGAAGGCAGTTGCCCACCTTCCACAAGTCGCTACATCTTTATCTTTTTTGGATTGGTAGTCGTAATCGTTAAAATACACGGGCACTTTGGTGAGAGAGAACATCTTGGTTAAGACGGCAGGTTCTTGGTTGAGTTCCACATTTCGCTCGGCACTATTCCACGACAGGGGAACATCAGGTTTATTTCCATAACTATCAAAATAATAAACGGCGTCTTTGCCCCTTGCTAAAGAAACCCAGTGACCCGAGTTCAGCGTGCTTTCATAGAGGATATAACACACCTCGCCCACCTTTAGCCACTCTTCCACGCCTACACCTTTAGGCAGTTCGCTATACTTTAAAATCTTCGCACGGGGAAAATACTTTTGGAGGTCGCTGTCGCTCATAGCGTCATAAATAATATCGTCGTCGTCTTTCGCCGATTGGCTAAACTTCCCGCCCCTAAATAGTTTAACCGCCCCGCCTTCTAAATCTTTCAGGTTTGCATAAAGAGCCCTTTGCTGTGCCTCTGCCTGTTTTTTGGTTATCCCTTTTGGCGAGAAGTTGTGTCTCGTTATTTTATTAATCACGCTAAAGCGTCCGCTCGGCAGTTTAATCACCTCATAAGGCATCTATACACACTAGTATAGGGTTATATTAAAATAGTTGCTGAGTGCCTAAACTATACCCCTCTAAATGTTCGGGAAGTTAGGGTAGGTAGGATAAGTAGCCTAGATTTTTAAAACTACCCCCTATGGTTAAAAAAATGAAAAAAAATGTGCCTAAGGGGGTTAAGGTTCTAAAATACCCCCCCTTGCCCCCCTTGCTCCCTCTGTGCAACTTAAAACACCCGTATTAAATCTCTCTCTCCTAAAATTTAATTTAGAGAAAAAGAATTAATTATTAAAATTAAATTATCTTGGTATAGTATAATATGTCTTCTGCTCCCGATCATCTGTATTTGGATTTGTCTATTGTTAATAATAGCACTTCGGGTGACGCCACGATACCGCTAAATTTTAGAGAGACCCGAACTAATCCTATTCTAGATAACCCAGCGAATTATTTTATGTCGGTCGCTCGCTTTGAGGTGGATACGCCAGGCTTCAGTCTGCCGATGTTTATTCCTAAATTGCGCCTAGACGGGCAGAATACTAGTCTTAACAGCACGGCTTACTCGGTCACCATAGCCACTCTCTCGGGCTCTCCAACACCGACCGCTATTGCCTCTATAAACCAGCAATATGTCGTATGGTCGCCACAGGATAAATCCGCTACGCTCCCGAACAATAAAACCGTTTCCTCTATCTCCACTATCCTCACCACGCAAGATATCACCACAGGGTATTACAACTGTTACACGGCGAAGTGGTGGTTAAACTGTGTTAATGCAGCGTTGGCGAGTGCTTGGACGATAACCACCACCGCTCCGCCTCAGTTAGTCATAGACCCGCTCACGAACCTCATTACGCTCTTGTGCCCTTACCTTGCCTCGCCACTCGTCAATTTAGCGATAGGGGAAGATGTAGCCTGTGTAAGTAGTTATCTTGGAACGACCCTTGTCCCACCTGCTTCCAACCTTCCAAACATCACGCACGCTATTTTTTTTAACGAACCGCTCTATAATTTATTCTCAGCATTTAACGCTATCTATTATGGAAAGTCTATTCCACAGGGGACGCTCGCTGGGGGAGTTATTGCGCAGGTTGCAACTATTCCTGAAGGTTACAGAATATTCAGCAACTATATCCAGCCCGTCAATTATAATTTTATGAATGAGTTAATTATAACTCCGCCAGCGCCTGCAACCCTCCCCTCGCCCTTAAACTACATCACCTTAACAAGCGACTACTCGCCTGTGCCTATGTGGAACCCTATCCAGTCTATCGTCTTCTCTACAAGTATGATACCTATCCACTACAGTATGTCTAATCCCCCGCAGGTTTATGGTAGCTCCCCTTTTGATACTACCTTCTTAGGCGCAGGCGGAAACAATAGCGACATCTCCACGATGGTAAGCGATATCCAAATCCCGCTGACGAGCGGAAACGAATACAAGCCGACTATCACTTACACGCCGTCGGGTGAATACCGCCTCATAGACTTATTAGGCAACGCTCCAATAAACGAGATGGGGTTTGCTATCTCCTATAAGACGAAGTTCGGGCAACTCATTCCCTTCGCACTCGCTCCTCAGTGTGGTGCAAATCTTAAAATATTATTTAGACGCAAGAGGTTTAATTTAGGAAATGTAACGCCCTACGATACAAATTAAAACTAGAAATTAATTATAGTAATAAAATTAAATTATATTACTATAGTATAATATGTCTTCGGCTAGCGACCACTTATATCTAGATTTATCTATTGTTAATAATAGCACTTCGGGAGACGCTACAATACCGTTAAATTTTAGAGAATACCGAAACACGCCTATCCTAGATAATCCAGCAAATTATTTTATGTCGGTTGCTCGTTTTGAGGTGGATACGCCAGGCTTCAGTCTGCCGATGTTTATTCCTAAACTCCGTATGGACGGTTCAACACCCGAAGACCTTAATAGCACGGTGTATTCGGTGGCTATGGCGCCAATCTCAGGCGGAGAACTAGTTGGTTTAAAGCAAAAATATGTAGAATGGTCGCCACAAGATAAGACGGCTGCACTACCGAATAATCAACAGGGGACTATTCAACCACCGACGCCAGCACCAGGCACCCCTGTGCCCTTCAGCCAGTCTTACACGACTATCGGGACATACACATTCACGCCTCCCGCTGGAGTGACGACCTTTACTATCGCAACAGCAGGAGGAGCAGGAGGAGCTTATCCATTCAATAACGGCGGTCTAGCAAGGGGGGGGCACGGAGGTAATGTGACCTACACAGTAACAAATGTGACGACCCCTTTGACGGTGGTAGTTGGTGGAGGGGGTATCTCAGGTAGCACTCTTCTACCGAATTACGGACAAGGAGGAACGAATGGCGGAGGAAACGGAGGGTTAGGTGTGAGTGCGGTTGGAGCAGGGGGCGGAGGATACACAAGTGTAGATGGAAATGCTGGGTTGGATAGTTTTTTTATAGTTGCAGCAGGCGGAGGAGGAGCCCAGTTTAATTGTGTAGGTGGTGATGGGTGTATTGGTCCAAATGGAGCAGGAGGGGCAGGGTTTGCACCACCACCCCAACAACAAGCTTTTGGAGGTATTGCTGCATTTACAGCAGGTTCCATTGCAACTAGTGGAACAGGGGGGTTTCTTACCTTTGTAGATGAGAATGGAACCCCCTTCACCCCTCCACCTACTCCTCCCTTCACTCAAGGAGCAAATGGAATAAGTCCAGGTGGGAATGCTCCTAATAGTGCAGGAACTTCAATTAGCAACGGCAAAGTTGGAAGTGGAGGTGGTGGTGGAGGGTGGGGTAGTGGAGCGCCAGGTGGGTCAGGTTATCCAACTTATACTTGCCCCCCATTTGCAACCTATCCCGCAACCTCAAGCGCAGGGAATGCTGGTGGGTCAGGCGTTCTTATTAACGGCGTCGGGACGACGAGTGGTGTTTCTTTTGCGACGGGTAGTAATGGAAATACAGGAAATCAAGGAGGCGATGGTGCTGTTACTATTTCGTGGGAGGTAATCCCGCCAACACCACCAGTCCCCGCTCCCGTCCCTTTCATAGCCAGTCAAGATACTTCCACAGGGTATTACAACTGCTACTCGCCAAAGTGGTGGTTAAACTGCGTTAATGCAGCGTTGAGTGAGTGTTATGCGGAACTCACCCCCGCAGTCGCAGGCGGGTTTGCCCCGCAGTTTGTTATAGACCCTGATACTAATCTAATAAGCCTAATGTGCCCCTATATTCAAGGACTTCTTAATTTCGCTATAGGGGAAGATGTCGCCTCACAAAGCAGTTATCTAGGCGGTCCAACGAGCAGGACAGGAGCGAATATCACTCACGCACTCTTCTTTAACGAACCTTTGTTTAACCTCTTCTCGTCCCTTAACACGATTAGGTATGGCGATAACTACCCTATACTCTTAGACGCTACTAGTGAAGCGACCGTTGCACTCATACCTGAAGGGTATAAAATCTTCTGTAACTATATTCAGCCAATCAATTACGATTTCACGAACTTACAGACGCCCGCTCCCTTGAGTGGTTCTTCTTACAAGTGGATAGTCGCCACGAGCGAATACTCTCCCGTGCCGATGTGGAACCCGCTCCAGTCAATTATCTTCACGACGAGTATGATACCCGTCCAGACTAGTTTGACGAACCCTCCGCAGGTTTATGGTAGTAACCAGTTTGACTTAACCTTCTCAGGTGGAGGCGGGAACAACAGCGATATCTCCACGCAGATTAGCGATATCCAAGTCCCGCTGACTAGCGGTAATGAGTATAAGCCGACGGTGACTTATCTACCGAGAGGTGAATACCGACTACTAGACTTGCTAGGGAATACACCGATCAGCCAGATGGGTTTCGCCATCTCTTATAAGACCAAGTTTGGGCTAGTAGTGCCGTTTGCTCTTGGGGCGCAATGTGGTGCAAGTCTTAAACTAGTGTTTAGGCGGAAGCGGTTTAACTTAGGGAATGTAACGCCCTACGATACCAACTAAACGACTTAGGTAGGGTAGGTAGGATAAGTAGCCTAGATTTCTAAAACCCCTCCCTATGGGTAAAAAAATAGAAAAAAATGTCCCTAAGGGGGTTAAGGTTCTAAAACACCCCCCCTTGCCTACCTTGCCTACCTTGCCTACTTAG